AGCCGAGTTGCCCGAGGTGTCCATCTTCACCGAGAGTTCGGAGCCGATCCTGTACTCGGCCACGCCTGGTATCGCCAGATCACTCGCCGTGCCTTCTGCCCCGGCCACGGTCCCGCTCGCGCCGCCAGCAATCTGCCCTGCAATCGTCAGGCATAGCTCGCGGATCTCCAGCGGGCGGTTCGCCAACGTGCAGTAGCCAAACGCGCCAGTGACCGCGAGCGTGGCCTCAGCGTACGGATAGGACCAGATCACGTCCCAACGGTTGCTGAGCGCGGTGCGGTTGATCGTGGTGTACGGCCTGCCATCCGCCACCGCATTCCTCGGCCCGAGCCAATAATCCTGGCCGACAACCCACGTTGACTCGTACACGCCATCACCGTTCGTGTCAGCCATGACCGAGGTCACGCTGAGCGCATCGTCTATGGTGATCTGGCTGTACGGAAGTGGGCCGAGGTAGTAATAGCGGGTCTCGGTCACCGAGTAGAACCGGCGACCGATAACCCGATCTATCCAGCGTGATGCGGCCTCCAGCGTATCGCTGAGCACCGGCTCGCGCTCGTCGTTGAACTCAAGCCCAAGCCGGTCCATCAACTCGAAGGTGGTCGCGTACGCATTCGCCACGGTGAGCTAGTCGTCGTCGCCCTTCTTCATGGTCCGGGCCTTGTTGGCGGGCGGTTCCTCGACGGCCTTCGCCTGCTCGACTTGCTGCCCGTCCGCGCCCGTGCCTAACTCGCGCGGCTCGTCGTCGTCTTTGTCGCCAGACTTCTTCGGCGCCTTCAGCCCGTACTGCTTGGCTTCCTCGTCTGAGACTTCGCCGCCTTCGTTGACGAAGAGGAAGCGAGCTTCCGGGCCATCCTCGACCACCTTCGTCCGATCCTCGTTGAAGTACAGCCGCTTATCGCTATTGAATGGCATCTCTTGGCCTCCGACCAGAATGCCCATCCGCGCCGGGCCAGGGTACAAACCCTCGCACCCGGCGCAGATCGGGCATGGCATTGTTTAGGTTTGTGCGCCCACAACCGTCCAGACAGGCACGAGCGCGGTCCCGGTATTGATGTACGCCTTGCCGTTCGTCACGTCTGTAACGATTGCGCCCACCGGCGCACCACGGTTGGAAGCGTCAACACCTGGCGTGGTTTCAGCCACCGCGACCGTTGGCGAGGTGCCGGTCAGGCTGTTATTCGCCACGGTCATGGTGCTGACTGCCTTGTTGGCGAGGTTGCCAGCGAAGGTCACCGTCGCCGTGCCGATACCTGCCGTCATGGTGCCCACCGCTGTCGTCACACCACCCGTGCCGATGTTCGGCAACGCTTCGAGCGCTGCGTCAATCGACGCGATGAGCGTGGCGTTCGTGGCGTTCCACGGAATTGCTGCCGTGGTGAAGCCTTCAAACGTGAGTTTGAAGTCGCCGCCCGTTGGCGTGCCGCCAATGGTGATCGTCTGAACCTCAGACGTGCCCACACCAGGGACGCCGGCTGAGGTGAGGCCGTAATAGACCCCCTCAATGATCTTGCCGCCGGTGATGATTGCCATTGCGGCCTCCTAGATACCTGTCACCGTGCAGAACGCCGAGGGACGGTACACCGCGAGCGCGAGGCGTTCCTCGGCCAGGATGGCAACCTTGTTCTCAATGAAGTAGGTGCCATGCTCCGTGCTCAGCGTGATGGTGATGCCTTCGCGGCGCAGCACCTCGGCGTATGGGCGGAACGCGCCGACCAGACCCGTGTTCTGCGTCATGGCTGTCGTCTGGCGCACCGGCAGACCCCAGATACGATCCGGTCCCTCGTCGCTCGGGTTGCCCCAGATATACATGCCGTCCGCCGTGCGGAGCAGCTTGATATCGGTCCAGTCGTTCGGATGCAGGACAACACCAGTCGGCTCAGCAAAGCCCGAGCCGCCCGCGCCACGAATCAACTGCATGGCCTTGTAGATCGAGTCTGGCGTAGGATCGGCACCCTTTGCCTGCGTCTGGATGCCTGAGCGATTCAGAATGCCGCGCAGGTTCGGTGCTGAGCCGTCGCCGTTGAGGATCTGCGCCTCTTCGGTGCGCTGGACCATGAAGGCGAGCCGACCACGGATCTGCGACTCAAGGAAACTCACATCCGCGAGCGCTTCGCTCGTGGCTGGAATCCACGTCGCGATCTTGCGGACAGACTCGGTACGCAGCGTCCATGCGAGCGCTGACTCTGGCTTCGTGCCACCTTCAGCGACCGTGGCAGACGAGTTCGTGACCGTCGTTTCCTCGTAGTACTCGACGGTGTTGTTATCGGTCTGGCCTTGCAGCATGAGGTCGGCTGTCGTCCGATCCTCTAGCGCCATGTTCACCAGCCCGCGCCGGTCGGCCTGCGCGTTGACCGTGGTCAGCGTGATCAGCGTCTTGAAGTCTGCCGCCGGCAGTTCCATCGTCACCGAGCGCACCAGGCCGTCGCGGAAGCTCTTGTAGTTCTTGTTCTCCTGCAACATCTGCTTCAGATGCCACGGCTTGAACTCTTTGGGCTGCGCTGATGGCGTGCCGCCGCTGAACTGTGGCCTGCCGGCTGGCTGGCTGCTCATCTCCATCTTGGCTTCGTTGAGCGCAGAGATAGCTGAGATCTTCTCCAGCCGATCAACCTCCTGCCCTAGCTCGGACAGTTCGCGGTTGCGCTTGTCGATCTCAGCGGCCTTGTACGCCGTGTCGCCATAGATGCTGGTCACCTTGTCCATGTCGAGGTCAGGGCCAGCCTCAACGAAGATCTCGTGCAGTTCCTTCTGCTTTGCCGCGAGGTTCTCGCGCAGATCGGTCAATGAAGGCATGTCGGGTCGCTTCCTTTATGTGGTCAGAGTGGGGTGCTGCGCCGCTATCGCCTGGAACTTCGCGTACAACTCGGCCAGGACAGGATCCACGCTCTTTGGCGTTCCATCTGCCGGGGCTTCACCTTCAGCCGGTGGTGCGAGTTCCTCTTTGACGCGCGGTGCTGTTTCTTCGAGCAGCGCCTGTATCTCTTCGATTGCCATGCTGAGCGAATCCTTCACTCCAGCAATCTTGGTGCGCCGCCCCTCGCTAATCGGCCTACCTTCTTTCAAACGCACGTCCGACCCGGACTTGACGCGCTCTAGCCATTCCTCCAAGGCGACCCGCACTTGTTCGGAATGCTCATCGAAGGGAATGCCGAAACCCTTGACCCCTGTCAAGCCTGCCTGGCGCAACATGGGTACGTTCACTTGTGAAACTTCAAAGAGTCTCACCTTGAGAATGTGTCGGGCGCCGTCCTTGAACTCAGCGCCTCCTGGCTCGATAGCGTAGCCAATGCTCAGCCCAACGGACTTACCGCGAGCGAGGCGTTCCTGAGCTATCGTACGCGCGGCCTGAGCGGTGGGAGTCGAGTGATACTCGGTCTGCATCCACAGCCCGCGCTCATCCTCTTTCGCGTCTACGATGGTGCCGATAGCACCAGCCGAGACACTTCCCCAATTGTGCCCGTCGCTGATGAAGCCGTTGGTTACGAACTGATCGAGCGTCCCGGCGAATGCGCCAGGATCAACAACGTCGCCACCGTCATCGAGAATGCCGAACATGCTGCCATACCCGGCAAAACCGCCATTCGCGGCACCTGTGGCTTTTAGTTCACCTTGCCAGGACTTGTAGAGCAATTGAAAGGCCCTCATCGCTGCAAAGGCCACGATTGGCAGCGACAAGGGCACGAAGTGAGCGGTTTATAGGTTTGTGAGCGCTAGTATAGCGCAGCGTTCTCAGGCGTCTAGCACGGTCAGTCTTTCGGGTTGTTGTTGACTGCCTTACACCGGACGCAGACGAACTTCCAGGGACGAGCCACGTACTCGGCCAGCACCTTCTCGCAACGCCAGCATGTCGGCCTGGGATCTACCAGCGGCTTCTCGCACCGCCAGCACAGCCCCTCGTGCCGTACCTGATTGGTATGCGCGGCCTCAGCGGTCACCGCTTCACCTTGATCGTTCTGTACACCATGACGCACTTGCAGCGGCTCAGACAGTCGCGTGTCCCAATCGGCGGTAGCGTCCCTATCGGAACCCACCCCAGAAACGTCGCGGACACACAGCCGCCGCAGTTCTCGGCTGCGCTCAGACGGTTGGCTTCTTCCTGCATGCCACGCTCTGCCGCTTGCCTGCGCTGTGCCTCGCGGTGCGTCGATCTGGCGGCATCCGCGTACATCTCCGCCCGCGCCTCAGCCCCAGGCCCGAGATTCTGCCGACCATCGGCTATCTGCTGCGAGAACGCTGTCAGATAGCGGTACTGATTCCTGATCCGCTGCCCCACCCATCCATAGTCACCCGGCGTTAGCTGCTTCCAGCCACCGTTAGCGAGCGCGGCCCCGTCGAGATGAACGAGCTTGATCTCCTGCATCATCTCGTGTTGCCACACCGGCAACGACATAGATCCGTCAGACAAACTCGCAGCGAGGTCGCGCATCTTCGCCCCCTGCTTGGCAATCACCGTATCGAGCGCGTCGTTGACCACGGCATTAGGGACAAACCGCCCGCCTGGTCCGCGATACCTGCCCGTCTGCGATTCCCACCTGAACGCCACACGCTCAGCCGCTTACCTTCGGTGCCTGCACATCCAGACACCAGCAATACTCGGGTCCGCCTTCGTGCGGCATGCCCTTCGTCCGCTCGCCCGTATGATGGTGGCCCGGCACCTCGTCGCGGCACATCTCGCACTGCTCGCGGAAGGGATACTCAAAGTCGAACTTGACAGTCATTAGCTTCCCGCTGTTGCGTCTAACAACTCTTCCAGCCCGTCAGGTGCCGCCTCATGCCAGAGCGCCCGCGCGGCCTCCAGATCCTCGGCCTCAATCGCTGCTATCAGCGCTAGCTCTTCGTCGGTCAGGTTCAGCGGCACGCCAAGCGATGGCAAGCTCTTGCTGCGCTCCAGAATCGAGAGGATCTTTCCGCCCGGCGGTAGCGCTCGCGGCGGGTTCTCGCTCACCGTCATCTGTGGCTCAGGCGGCGCCAGGAGGTCGGCCTGAGCGGTCGGCGTCACCGTTCCTGGCACGTACAAGGCGTCACCTTCCTCGCCCTGTAGCGGCTTCTGCCCGATCATCTCGCGAAACTCGTTCAACGTGATGCCACCTGCGAGCAGATCGGCGCGTGCCCGCTCGTGTAGCTCGTTCTCATCCTGCTGTAGCACGCTGACCTTGCTGCGGTCGAAGTCGAATACCGTTCGGCTAATCTCGCCAAACTCAGGCAATAGCTGCGTCCGAATCTCGTCGGCCATCAAGTCCTGCGTCGGCTTGATGTTGCTTTCCCACGCCTGCTCGCGCATCTCCTTCATGGTCGCGCCGACCTTCGTATTCTCCAGGCCCGTGCCTAGCCCGACCACGGCAGCAGGAATGCCAAGCACCGCCGAGACTCGCTCTTCAGCAACGTCCCGCAAGCTCGACAGATCCATCTGCTGCGGGTTGAAGCCCAGGATCTGCACCTTCGTCGGCGCGGTCATCACGAGAGCCTGACCACGGTTCGCGCCAGTCGTAACCTGCTGGTAACGTTCCTTGACTGCCTGTAGCTCTTCCTCGGTCGGCATCGAGTCAGCATCAGGCGAGATCACCACCGGCGGTACGCCGACGTTCCTCAGCATCGCCGCCGTATAGTTGCCACCCTCATCGTCCGTGAAGATCTCGCGCAGCAGCGATTGAATTGGCGAGTAGCCCTTACGAATGTTCTTCGGGTCAAACATGTCGTAACGGAAGTGAACAACGTCGCGTGTCTCCAGCCTGATCGGGTCAATCCCTGGCTTGTACTCGTAGTAGCTGATGAACTCTGAGCCATCGTCAGGCCACTTCGGTTCAACCATCGTTGACGGGAGCCACCACAACTCCACTACACGTCCAACAGACGAGCGCACCTTGAGCCAGTACGCATTGCCGCTGATCGTGCGGTCCGCGAGCGTAGCCGCCCACAACAACCGTCCAGAGTAGAACGTGTTCGGCGTGTTCAGCAGCAGCCTCAGCGGATGGTTCGGGATCTCGACTGCTTCGTTG